CCATATGGATTTGTTAGGGTTCCATCGCCATTATCTGTCCAACCATAATCAGCAATCAGTATTTTTTCTACGTCAGTAAGAGTTGGAGCTGGTTCTAAAACAGTTGTTGTTATTTCAGGCTGAGAAGCGTCAGTGCTTGTGTCTGCTTCGCTGCCTATGCCACCTAAACCAACGCCGTCAGCGTATGTGTCGCTTCCAGATCCTGCACCAGATAAGTCTAATTCTTGGCCAATTTGAATTTGGTCTGCATTTGTAATGTCTGGATTTGCTTCTATTATTTCAGCAACAGACATATTATTGTCTTCTGCGATCTGAGAGAGGGTATCGTTAGAAGAGACTATGTAGCTGTTGTCGTTATCGTTGCTTGCAACCGCCCCAGATTGATCGCCATCGAAATCGTAAATATTTGTGTCAACCCAAGTCTCGAAAGCACCACCAGATTCAAAGAACCCCGGCTCATCATCGTCATCGTCATTAGAAGTATCTGTTGTGGTTGAGCTGCTATTACCCCACCCATCATCACCGCCAAATATCCAAAAAGCTGGCACACCGCCCGGTCCTGCCACTGGAGGCATACCGCCTCTCATCTTCTGCAACATCGCCTCTTCTTGGGGGTTGATGTAAGACAGCATGTGAGGCTGACCCATGATCTCAGTTTGCCTTGGGATGTTATCAAAAGCAGCCATTGGAACTTCCTTTGGCCTATCTTTCGATTTAAAATCCCAAGCAGCTAAAGACTTAGTGCCTTTTTGCTTCAACCTATTAGCATTTCGCTGGTTTGGCATTTAATTTATCCCAAATTGTCTACTGGATTGCCTTCTGCATCAAAGTATATCGGCATTCCATCTGGTCCTGTTTGACTATACCCCTGCAAATACTGCTCATCTGGGCCTTCAACAGTCAATGCCGCAACATCTTGCGCTGTATTCTCAAATTGCTCTGGGCTTAAAATACGGCCATCTGGCGTCCGATATGCAATTGTGCCATCTTGCAAAGTGATTTGCTGGGCCATTACATCAAAGTTTTCACCGCTCATAAAACGTCTTAAATACTCTGGCATAAACCTATAGCCACCGCCACCGCGTGAAAAACGATCATAATCTTCTGACGTTCCGCGCATACCATAAATGGCATTACGCCTTGCACCTTCGTCGCCGTAATCCACAGCAGCAGTCGAAACTATAACATCATCCGCTGTTTGTGGTCCTGTTGGATACGGCACAGATGTATCTGCAACAGCCATGTTTACCGCTGCATTAATAGCGTCTTGTCCAGAAAGACCACCAACAACACTATCCATATCGCTGTTAAGTGAGCTTTCTGGCCGACCACCGTAACCAAACTTTCCTGTTGCATCTCTTACGCCTTCGTAAATCATGCCCGGAATGGTGTAATTCGCAAGCGCCCCAGCTACTCCAGTTGGCTCCAACCCAGAACCCAATGGCGTTGCGCCTGAAGCATTTGAAATATTAGAAACAAAATTGTCAGTAAGATTTCCGCTGGCCGTGGCTTCTGCCGCCGTAACATAGCCATCTCCATTTAAATCTGCATTTATACCGCCACCTATTGCAAAAACTTCACCTCCAAAGTTTTTACCACCGCCATCAATCATGTCTTGAGCAGCCGTAACTACTGTGCCGTCAGCTCTGGTATATCCCCACTCATCATCTGTTTGAGTTTCGTTGTACGAATCTTTGTTTGGGTTTTCGACCAAGGCAGGCAAGCTATTGGTAAAACTCTCTGGAATATCTCTGCCATCATTTGATTCAGTATTGGCCGATCCTGAAATAACATTTCCAGAATATGTTGTGCCACCAGCTTCTATTCGCTCGCCTGTGCGATCATCAACAAGCTGACCATTTACATAAGACGCGCCATCGTTTGGCGTAAAGATATTTGCCAGCGTTTCTGTAAAACTGTTGCCGCTATCGCTACTATCGTTGTCATTGCTGCTAGTGTTGCTGCTGCTGCTACATAAACCGCCCATTATGCCATCCTCGCTTGCTGATTTGGAACAGGCTGCTGTGGTGCAGGCTGCGCCCTTACGTTCATTTGAGGCTGTGGCATTGCATCTGCAATTGCTGACAACCCACCTAAATCCCCAGCGCCCATTCGCTTGCGGATCTCTTCGACCTTATTCAAAAGATATTTATTCATGTCCATAGGAGGCTGACCTTGTGGCCCCCCCTGCATGGGAGGAGGCATAGGAGGGCCACTTCTTGGACCCTGCTGCGCTGGTAACCCGCCAAACGCAGCAGGATTTATTGGAGGAAGTCTATACTGAGGGGGGTACATTATTTTTCATGGCCTCCATCTGTATTTTAGCTGCGTTCTTTTCTCTCTCAAGCTGCAACTCTGCCTCCAACTTTGTGATCTTGGCCTCCATATCGGCTCGCGCCTTGGCCATTTCGATCTCCATATCCTGACGTGCTTCTGCCTCTTTGATCTGAATATTTGATTGCGCCTTGGCTTGATCTGCTTCGATCTGCGCTTTCGTTCTGGCTTTCAAAGCCTCTGTTTCTAGCTGCGCCAACTGCTGTGCATACTGCAAAGGATTTCCCTGCTGACCACCTTTTTGACCCATGCCTCGAATTGCTTCGATCTGCTTCATCTGAGGTGATGCCGCCACAACTTGCGCTGCACGTTGGCTGATTAATCGATCTTGCTCTGGATCTACATCGTTGAACTTGATCTTCATTTCTTTGAAATCTGGCAATGGTGGCAATGGCATATTGACGCTTGCCTCCATGCGCTGACGATACAGCAACGCAATATGCTCTGCGATATGAGCAATTAAAATTGGCTGCATTTTTTTTGCACCCGGATTGCCAGCCAAAGATGGATCTTGAAGGAACTGCATGTGAACCGCAATGTGCGCGTCATGGTCTTGCTCTGGGAATGCGCGTATTGGCCTACCATACATCACGCTCATATTCTCATCGATTGGGTCCATCTGAACCGCCTCTTCAGGCTTCTTCAGGATTTCATCGATATTCGGAATCCGAATGGCCTCATACATCCGCTTGTATGCTTCGTACAAATCATGGAGCTGTGGAGCTGATCGCGCCATTTCCAAAACAGCTTGAGCCTGTGCAATGCGCTGGGCTGTCGAGAAAATGTTTGGATCGCTAACTGGCACGATGTCAATGCGATCATCAAAGTCAGAGCGATAGATGATTTCCGCTGCACCAGCTTGTGCAAAGCTAAACTCATCAGGCAAATTCTCTGCGTTCAGGTTTGCAAGTAGCTTGAACTCTTGCCCTTGTGCATAATGCAACCGCTTGTGAATTGCGCTAAAGGCTTTTGACCCCTGTTCAATTAGGGCAACTGTCGATCCAACTGGAGCGTTTGGATTAACGTCACCAACATTGAGATCAGCCGTACTTGCGAAACGCTGGCCAGCCTCAACAATATAACCTAGCAAACTGAACAGGGAACTGCTTGGTTCCTTGAATGGCAATGGCATGATTGCCTTGTTTACATCATCAACTGTGCTGTCGAGATCCACAAACTCGCCCGGATTGATCTGCATGTCGCCGCCATTAACGCGGCCACGCAGCTTAAATCCACCTTGCATGTTGGCAAATGCGGCACTGTCGAGCAGAGCGCGAAGAGATCCAGTAGCTGCTTTGCCCAAACCGCCGATCATGTGGTACAGGCCAAAGCCATAGAAGCCTAAACCGGGTAGGAACTTGTAGCTTACAAACCAGTCACGGCGCTTTTTCTCTTCGTCATCTTGCTTCCAGTTGCGCCGAATGCTGACAACGCGCTGGTTGTCATAGTCAATTGTGATCACATATGGGATTGCAACAGCGTTTTCGTCTGCCTCATCGCTGTCCATTTCTTGGCCATCGATGCCTTCAAACAAATCATAGACGTGCATTTCGAGCAGCGTCATTACATCGTCTTGACTGCCTTCGCTGTATTCATCAACGCCTTCGATCTCTCCGATCACGTCATCGACTGGATCTACCGTGTCGCCAATGTAGGCGGTTGGCAGATAATAACCGTTTTGAACGTAGCGATTGAAGTCATTCTTTGGCATCCGAATGACGTGCGTGTAGCGCGGTGATGTGTAAAGATCCTTGCTTTCTGGAGCGACCACAAAGTCTTCTGCCTTTACGAACTGGCTGCACTGCCGATCCATGTTGGTATCCCACCAAACCTTTTTAAAAGTGTGGCCGATCAATGGAAGGTGAAACAGCATTTGGTCTAGATCAGGGAAATACTCAGGCATTTCCTGCGTGATCTGGTAATTCATAAACTCGCGCACTCTGCGAGCTTGCTCTTCCATTTGCTCATCTGGATTGCCAATGATGATTGACTTGACTGGACCGCCTGATGGGTACAGCTCCGCAATGGCGCGAGCGTTAAACTGGGTTGCTGCTTCTGCGATCATTGGATGCACAACGACAGAAAGACCGCGAGTTGCGCGTTCATCTTCGCTTTCGTCAAGCCCACCGTCTGGATCTAAAGTCTTCAATCCTTGCTTGTAACGCTGCTCCCATTCGGATCTGGCTTCTTTGTCATTGTCAAAAAATCCAATAAGCTCCTGTGCTTTTCGCACCAGCTCGCGTTCATCGATTGTTTCTGCAAGGTTTTGGTCG